AGGCCGGAACCACAGCACTGCGTTCTCAGGGCACACTTCTGGAGTTACATGGTTTTACATTGCGTGAATCAGCCGGCGTCGCTCAGGTGAAAAGTGAGTCGGGTGAAAAGCCACTTAAGGACAGAACATTAACTGTTGCTGAGGATTGCCCGGAAGGAAGTCTGTCTGTAAAAATCCAGCCTTCAGATGGCGACAACAGTAAATCCAGCGTGCCTGACTTTGTTAAGCAAGGGTGCGTCGTTATCATCGGAAAGGACAAGTATGTTGTTGCTGCTAATAGTTATAACACCATTGAAATTTATGAGCCGGGGCTGATGGAAAAGGTTAAAGCAGGAACCAAACTGGAGGTTGTCAGTGAATTTATTGCCAACTTCGCCTTCAGCCGCTCCGCCATCATCCTGGCTACACGCGCCCCCGCGCTGCCAGAAGAAGGCGACATGGCGGATGACCGCATGATGATCACCGATCCGCGCACCAACATGTCCTTTGAAGTTTCCATGTACAAACAGTATCGCCGTGTGCGCTATGAAATCGCCGCGGCATGGGGATGCCAGAACATCAAACCGGAACACAGCGCCCTGTTGCTGGGTTAGTCCTGGTCAGCCACTTCAGACAAAATCCTTTCAGATGAGGTCATACATGCTGACACCCCAGCAGCAGGCCGACGCACGTCGCTATATGGGCTATCCCACGACCGGCGACACGTCACCTGACGATCGCAGTGATGCAGCTTACGCACAGGTCACATCAGGCCGGTTCCAGACGCTGGCTCACAGGCTGACTACACTGCGGGCTGAGGAGGAAGCCATCGTAGTGAACTATCTGACGACGCTGGCCGGTCTGGAAAGTGGCATCACCCGGGCAGCAGATAACCTTGATACGGATAAAGCAGCTGTCTGGCAGCGCAACCGGTCAGAAGTGTCAGACCGCACGCGGCTCTACAATCAGTGGCGGCGTCAGCTCTGCGGACTGCTCGGCATCACTCCGGGCCCGTCGCTGGGCAATGGTACATCAGTTGTGACCCGGTGCTGATATGGACGCGCATCAGCTGGCGGCGAAGGTGAACCAGGGTAACGGGAAGGCCGCGAAACGCCTGGGCGGTACGGCGAGTCATTACCGGGCAGCCTCACCCTTCAGCCCGCTGGATGCGCAACCGCTACGGGAGCTTTCGGCCTCATTCACCACCGATTATGGCTATATGAGGGCGGCGCGTTTCGGACAGGCCACCCGTATTGGTATCTTTGACGCGGCGGGGTTTGAGGCAGGCGATATCCTGGTGTCCACAGAGGGGACCTTTTACGTGGCAGCCATGCCGCTGTTACAGCCTATACTGTGTGTCAAAGCTGAGCGGCTTGTCAGTATCCGGCGTACCGCTCAGACGGGTAATGATGCCGGGCTTCAGGATTACGGTGGCACGACTACAGCAAATGAAGCGCTCATCATGTCCGGCTGGCCCGCCAGTATTCTGCTGAGCCGGGGCGGTGAGCACAGCCCGCTGAAGCTGCCGGGTGAAACGCGCAGCGCGTGGCACAACATTATGATGCCCGCGTTCAGAGGCGTCTTTGTTCATGCCGGAGATTTTATAACGGATGACGCCGGGCATCGTTTTGTCATCAGCGGCACGGAGCTTACCAGCATGGGCTGGCGTTTTACGGCGCTTCAGGTGACGGTGTAATATGGCCAGTACCGATGATGTTGCCCGCTACCTGGCGAGACGGGTAGCCGGGGTGGTGTATCCTGGAGGCTGCCAGTTACCCGGTATTGTTAACGCTTCAGTAAAAATCTATCCGGGCTGGCCAGTGCCTGGCATACTACAGCAGGATATCGAGAACGGCGGTATACACGTCTCTGTCTGGCCGCTGCCGACAGAGCGTAAAATCAGCACGGCGCTTGGCAGGCCGTTCCGTTTGATGGCGAAGGGCAAACCCACGCTGCAGTTCACAGTGAACGGCACCGCGATAAGTGTTGCCGGTGTGGCGTCGGCACTCACAAACTTGCTGATAACCCTTAACAGGAAAACGTTCAGTTTCCATTTCCGGGCGGGAACCACGGCTGGACGGGCAATACACGCGCTGTCTGCAGCACTGCCGAAGTCATTCACTGTGCTCAGCAGTGTCTGCATCCCGCTGGCAGAGCATCTCAGTATTTCCGTTACCACCGCGGGCACGGCTGTAAAAGAGCTGCACAGGCAGATAAAGGATTTTCAGATCACTGTCTGGGCACCTGCGCCCGGCCTTCGGGACCGCATCGGCAGCGCCATTGATACGGCGCTCTCTGAACAGTGTCACAATGACCTCAACGACGGCGCGCCCGCGCAGCTCCTTTATGCCCGGCAGTTTGATTCGGACAGGTCAGAGAAATGGCATGTTTACCGGCGCGACCTGATTTTCAGCGTGAATTACGCCACCACCCGGACCATCACCGCACCTGAGGTGACACAGTTTGAGGTCACCCTGAACGGGCACCAGACCACGCGATAACCCTTTTTTTCCAGCATCCGCTCACTCATCCGGAGTCTCTCTCATGCCGATTTATTCAACCGGCGACCTCAACACGTCTGCACTCACGGCACCTGACCTTTATGTCCAGGTTGTCCCGCCCCGGGCCCGTTACATTAACGGTGTACCCACCGACGGGCTGGGGCTGGTGGGTGTGGCATGCTGGGGGCCGGTTAACAGCGCCTTTTGTATCCGTTCTGATAACGACATGGCCTTCTTTCTGGGCACGCCTAAAGACCGCCAGTATGACCTGGCCACGGCGGCTGCCATTTCACTGCAGCTCGGCGCCGCAAACCTGAACTGTGTGCGTGTGACAAACGGTCAGGATAAAGCGGCCAGTGGCAGACTCTGTGAAAATGGCAGCAAGTCAGGCCTGCTGCTGACCGCACTCTACAGCGGGACGCGGGGAAACCAGATAATTGCAGGTATCGGCAGCGGTACCGCGGTGAACTCGAAAAAGCTGACCCTCAGTCTGCCGGGCGTGAGTGCCGAAGTCTTTGATAACCTGCAGGGTGAAGGGGATGCGCTATGGAAAGCGATGGCAGAGGCCGTAAATCACGGTCAGATGAATATCCGCGGTCCCAGCCAGCTGGTACGCGCGAAAGTAACCGAATCTGAAGCGCCCGCACAGGCCGCGGTTAAAGAGATCACACTTAGCGGGGGCACCGACGGCGCGACCGGTATCACGGATGCCACGCTACTCGGTACAGACGGCACTGATGCTCCGCGTAAAGGCATGTATGCCCTGCGTGGCACAAATTCACAGGTCATCAACCTTGCCGATGTGACCGATAAAATGTGCTGGCCCGCCATGGCGGCGTTTGCGCGCTCCGAAGGTGCCTATGCCATCGGCCAGGGCCCGGCCTCCGCTGGCTGTAAGGCGGTGTCTGAAGCGCTTAACAGCTCAGGCGTGGACGACTGGCATTTCAAGCTGATAGTGGGTGACTGGCCTTACTGGAAAGATACCGCAAACGGCACAAGCCGCATGATTGCGCCCGCCACGTTTGAAGCGGCAAACATTGCCGCCCGGGCACCGCATATCTCCACGCTCAACAAGCGCATCCCCGGCATCATTGCCACTGAGCGGCAGCTGGCGGGACGTCCTTACTCCGTGCCGGAAATCGGGGCCATCAACTCAGCCCGCCTTGATGTCATCACCAATCCGTGTCCGGGCGGCAGTTACTTTGGGATGCGCTCCGGGCGCAATACGTCATCGAATCCGACCCAGAACGATGATACCTACACCCGTATGACCAACTTCCTGTCGCTGACCATTGCGGCAAGCTTCGGCAGCGTAGTCGGTGACAATCAGACCACAGACCTGCGCCGGGAGACCAAAAGCACGCTGGAGTCTTTCCTGTCGAATCTGGAGACGCTGAAGATGATTGGCGACCCGAATGGCGGACCAGCCTTTGCGGTGCGCCTTGATGCAGCCAATAACCCGGATGCGCGCGTGGCACTGGGCTACATGACAGCCGATGTGCAGGTGAAATACCTCAATGTGGTGCGCTACTTCCTGGTGAACCTGGAAGGGGGCGGCAGCGTGTCCATTTCCGTCTCAGACAGCTTGTCGCGCTGAACACCGCCTCACTTATTACTCCGGAGATAAACCATGCCAACCCTTGGCTATACCGTGGGGCGTGATATTGCTGTCGATATCAATACGCCGACGGGAAAACTGCGCATTCCCAAAATCATGAGCTTTGACTCAAAGCCGCAGGTCTCGACCCATAAAATCACACCGCTCAATGGCATTACCGACGAGCTGCAGATCCCCGTCGGCTGGAATGGCACCATCGCTGCTGAACGCATGGATGCCACGCTCGATGACTTCTGGGCGAAGTGAGAAGAAAACTACTACAACGGCATCGATCAGCCCCGCGGCACCATCACCGAAACCATCACCGAGGCAAACGGCACCGTCAGCGTGTACCGCTATGAGGGCGTGTCGTTTCACCTTACCGATGCCGGTAACAAGCAGGGCGAGAAAACGGTGAACCAGACCCTGTCATGGACAGCCAACCGCCGTAAAAAAGTGAACTGAGGAATAAATAATGGTGCAGGTCAGAGTGCATGAGACGTCGCCCGCCGTGGCGGAATCGCCGGTAAAGCCAAACCAGGTCAGGGATGCCAGCGGGCGCGTCATCACCCTGCGTGAGCTGGACCCGGTGCAGGAATCCCGTCTGACCGTAGCGGTCGGCCCGGAAATGGCTATCAATGTGATGTACATGAACATGTATGCCTTTCCGGCGGCGGCCGTAGCTGACATTGACGGCGAAGAATACCCGGTACCGCAGAACCCGAAGCAGATTGAAAGCATGCTCGCCATCCTGGGCAAAAACGGACTGAAAGCGGTCAGTGCCTCCCTGCGTGACATGTCGAACGACAGGGACGATGAGGCCACGGAGACCGCCGCAAAAAACTAGCGCAGAACCCCGGGTTTATAAACCAGTGCTGGCTGATGAAAGCCGGGGTTCCGTTCAGCGTGATTTTTCCAGGCCTGACAGCGCTGATGCCCCATGAGCGCATTGCTATGGGTGTGGTCATCGGCGAGCTCGAGGGCGGCAGCTACAACTGGAACACACGCAGATGGGAGGATGGTAAGTAGTGGACCTTGAGCAGTTTGCGCGTGAGCTGTCGTCTGCCTCAGCCACCATTGCCACCGGTCTGGAGGCGGGGTTTAGTGTCATAGTCAAAGAGATTGAGGAAACGGCCAAAGAAGAAATTGGCGTTTACCAGCCTGCCTACGGGCCGTTTGATGCGTGGGCACCGCTAGCTGAATCAACAAAAGTCGATCGTGTTCGCTCGGGTTACACCGAAGACGATCCTTTGCTGCGGTCTGGCGAACTGAGAGACTCAATCGAAAGTGAGGTGGTTGGCCTGGCGGCTATCGTCGGGACCAAAAGTGAAATCGGGCTCTGGCAGGAGGTCGGCACTGTTCGCATACCGCCGCGGCCTTTCATCGGACCGGCATACGTGCGGAAGATCGACCCGCTGATGGAAACGATTGGTCGGGCGATAAGGAGAGGTTTCAAGGTGCTATAACGAGTTGCTACTCGTAGCGTTAGTATAGTGATTAAAAGTTGTTATTATTTCTACTTTGCAGTTTAATGCGATCATGTCCATTTAGAGAAACGGTCTATGATTATAAGTGCTAGCTCAAATAATAAGTTGCTGATCGAATCTGGGGTTTTTAATCAGATAGTTAGTTATGGGGTGGATAATACTTTGTCTTTCAACTTTAATGGCTTGATGGTTAATTTAAGAACGATTCTTTTTGGTGCTCATGAGGTTTACAATCACAATATAACTGCTGGGGTTGAAAATGGGTATGTAATAATTAACCAACCATACAGGTTGCCAGATAACGATTTTACTCCAACTATGCAGCAAGGAATGCTTGTTCCATATGAGGTAGGGAAGAAACCTGATGGAAAAAGAATTTATATAAGTTGGCGTTCTAAATTGCAAAAAGCTGGAAATGGAACATTGGTACTCAATACATCTTACTCATTTTATGAGGATATGTGATGAGTGGAGTTAATGAACCGTCAGTCGGAGGTGATCCATCAGCAACTCCTGAGCCAGGGATTCAATCAGCTACGCCATCAGTTCCTGAAGGTGCTTCAAAAGGCGGCTATATTGGATCAATAGCAGATGAAATAGGTACTGGTGAGCACGCCAAAGACTCATTCATTTGGATGACCCTCAAGTTTTGCTTTTATCTCGGTGCGTTATTTAGCGCATGTATCATGCTAGCTTACTTTCATTTTGCCTTTGACAAAAATGATCCTGACAAAATTGATGTTGTCGCAGCTCTTAAAGATGTTTGGTCGATTTTTACACCTATTTTGACGTTGGCCCTTGGTTACGCGTTTGGCAAGCGAGATAGAGGCGAATAATTGCAGGGGTGCTGACCAAGCGAAATTTAGAACTGACGTGCATAATCTCTATGTTAACCTTTCTACATAAAAAATGATGAAGGGATATCTAAACAAACAACCTTTTTGCTACGGCATTGTATGCCTCCATCTTTATGGAGCGATTGCAAGTCGCGATTTATTCATTACAAACAAGTATGGATTCAATGTTGATATGATTGAAGCTGCAAGGAACTATTTATTCCTCTACTACTCAATACACCCAATGACTTTTTAGATTTTATGACTATTTCTTGCCTGCTTATCCGGGTAGGCACAAGGTTATCGCATCGGTGATATAGCTTCGTGCTGGTGAAATCTGGCACATTTTTTACTGACTTTCAGAGCCGGAAAAATAAGCAAATAACCTTTAATAATTCAGCGCAGGCTGGTTTTTTTAGTACGACAAACGAGGTCCCCGTGGATGTTCAGGCTTACCGCGTAGCCGTGCGGCTGGCGCTGGATGACCAGATTACGCGCAACCTGCTGCAGGTAAGCCGTGATGCGATTGAACTGAATAAGAAGTTCGTCACCATCACCAGGAACATCAAAGCACTGACGAGTGCGGCCCGTGAGGCGACATCTGCGCTGCGGGCTCTCAATCGCTCCCTGAATAATGAGTTTTCCGGTGCGTCCCGCGGCGCGCGTGAATATGCCGGTGCCATCCGTGAGATAGCTGACCAGACTCAGCGTATCAACCGTGCCTCGCGTAATGTCCCGCTGCTGGCGGGTGGTTACGGTGCAGCCATGACACTGCCCGTTCTGGCAGCGGGGGCCGCCGCTGCAGGTGGCAGCGGTGGATATGGCACCCCTGGCGGGAGGCTCGCACTGCTTCCGCCTTCAGGACAGGGTGGCTGGTGGCATGGCTGGCATAACGGCGTGCCGCCGGGCGGCTGGGGTGGTGGTGGCGCAGGGCGTGGTGACGGTGATGGACACCCTCCCGGCGGAGGCTCCTTTTCAGAAGGTATGACCAATCTGGCCACCGGCTATCTGGGTTTCAGAATGCTGAAAGGCTTTGTTGATGAGGCAGCCCGCTACCAGACCATGACCGAGAAGTTCAGACAGTTCGGCATGGGTCAGGCGGCAACAGAAGATGCACTGCGTTTCGCTGAAACTACCCGTATCCGTGGCTCCTCGGCTACTGACATGCTGAAATATCTTGTGGAAGCGCAGGGGGTATTCAGCGAATCGGGAGCAAAAACGCTGGATGAGCAGCTGCGCGCGGCAAAACTGGCGGCACCGGTGCTGGCGCGAATCAACTTCGCCTCCCGCGGGCTGGATGAACATCAGCGTGAAGCCACAACCGCAAAACAGATGGATATGCTGCGCTTCACCGAGACGGCGGGTGGACTGAAAAGCCCGGGGCGCTTCAATGAACTGATGGACGCGGCGTTCCGTGCCATACAGT